GGACGCCTGCCGGTGAACTTCCAACTTGAGCAGCCTCATAGAATGTACCCTGGCGGTCATAAGCAGTCACAATCGTAAGAGCCGGGACAGAAGAGTTTGAAGAACCGATAGGAGTCGTGACCGCAACCTTGGAAATGACGCCATCACACTTGACCTGATCAAAGAGCTTAGTATATGTCTGGTAGAGCGGGGAATCGACGGCTGGACACTGGAGAGAGCCGGGGGTCGGGGTGCTGAGGGGGCTGAGGTTGGCATAGGGGACTGATGAGACGACAGGGGATTCGATGGCGCTTGCAGGGATTTCAATTGAAATCAATTTCTCAACCTGAACCCTCACACGGACACGCGAGCGGGATGACGCTGATCCACCTGTTGTACGATAACGACGGCGGCGGAAACCAGAACGACGCTTATAACGCCTGTACCTGGAGTATCCACGACGCTTGTACCTAGAGTAATAAGGCATTTGCAAATGTGCTAGGAAATAAAAACCACAAGGGTTCAACGCACACAAGGTGCTTAAATAGCGGTCTGAATGTACAGTTGCAATTGTAAGTAATCTGAATCAAAGCGAAAAAATGTGATTGGACCAGCATTTAAACGCGGTGAGCAATTTCTTTTAGAGAATTTAAATAACTTTTCTTTCCAAGGAATGAACTACAACAAAGAAGGACGCTGGAATCAGTGGTATCGCCTTAATCATGAGCATCTCAGAGAAGACGACTACATCGGGTGGGTCCTCTGCAGGCAGCTCATCAACGAGAGACGCGGGAGCGAAGAGATGGTGTTTCACCATCAACAACCCAACTGATGAAGACAAGTTCTGGGAGAACGCAGAGCAGCAGGAACAGCTCGAGTTCCTCGCAGTGCAGTATGAGATCGGCAAGCAGGGAACTCCACACTACCAAGGATTCTTGATTCTCAAGAGAAAGAACAGACTCACTTGGCTCAAGACCAACATGAACGGAAGGGCACACTGGGAGAAGACCAGGGGAACAGACTTGGAGGCATATCAGTACTGCATGAAGGACGACACTCATCCTGAAGGCTCTTACAGGTGGAGGTGGGGTACACTCAAGGAATGCCTCAAGAGGAAGGACAGAGACGAACTTGAAGAGGCAGTCATTGAAGAAGTGAAGAAACTGCAGGATGAAGGCTTCAGAAGTGTCAGAGACATCGACCCGCAGGTACTTGCAAGACCAGGCTTCATGGCAGCATACAACGCACTCACAGCAGATCTCCTCGGAGTCTACAGACCTGAACTCAAGATCGTCACGATGGTTGGACCACCTGGAACAGGCAAGAGCTACGCAATCAACAAACTCTTTCCCGATGCAGGCAGAGCAATCATGGGAAACGGAGGCACTTGGTTCGCAAACCCAACAGCAACAGTCATGGTGTTTGAAGAGTTCGCAGGGCAGATTCCACTGCAGAAGATGCTCAAACTACTAGACCCTTATCCGATGGCACTCGAAGTCAAGGGCGGAATGAGACCTGCAATGTACACACTGGTCATCATCACGAGCAACACAAGGCCAGATGGATGGTACAGGAACGAAGAGCAGGACGGGAAGCGTTCAGACGCTCTCCTTGCACTCTGGGACAGGCTAGGCTTCAGCAACGGGACGAACAGGTGCTACAGGACATGCGGCACCTACTTAGAGCCTGTACGCGGCATGGCACTCGGAGCAACGGGCACTTGGATCGAAAACACTCGCACTTGGTTCATGAATGAACTCGCGAAGGCAGCGCACATGGAAGAGCACGAGGAGCTGAGTGATGAGGCACTCAGTCAGGTCGAGCAGGACAAACTTGATGACGACATGGCATCTCTTGACGTCGGGGACGGTAACACTGCACCGTCCCCTAGTCAATAGAACCATAGTACCAGTACCGATATAATGAATTGGGCGGTACTATGACGTCACAGCGGTACTATCGCGGTACTATCGCAGTACTATCTCCCACGTGGGTCACTATGTCTCGCTGGACTCATGGCTTGCGTCACTCACCATCACGTTCCTAATCTAATGGCGTGGGCTTGGTCCTGCTAATTTACTAATTTTTATATCCCTTACCCTAATCCTAAACCCTAATCCTAAACCCTAATCCTAAATTTCACGGAGTTTTAACTGAGTTTTCATTGGAATTTACACATCATTGGAGATTGGGAAAGAATTGGCGTAGGTCTTCACGTAGTTCACTACGGCGGATACGCGCAGCAGGGGCAGCAGCAGCAGCGTCTTCATCATCTAGACCACCAGCATCATCCATATCACCTTCAGTGTCAAGACGGCGAGTATCGCTACGCTGATTCATGATAGGAACACCATCAACATTAGCAACACGAGTCACTGCAGTAGAAGTGGCACTACCACCATACTTCGGGTTACGGAAGGTAAAGTAGTATGTCTGTTCAAGAAGAATCTGGACTGTTGTGTCAGTGCTTGGAGCAGCAGCAAGACGCAGTCCAATCAGAGTAAGCGGTGAGAAGTATCCGACATGTTCTGGGGAAGTGTTGAAAGAGACGTCCGCGGCGAAACCCGAGGCGGCGGGCTGGGTGAGGGAGCAGTCGTGGAAAACAGTCCTCTCTTGAAGGTCAGACGCCCAACAAGAACGAGATGTCTTCGCAACACTATGGTTAATGGCACTAACGATACTAGCACTAGAAAAGTCGAAAAGGGATGCAGTGGTAGTTGTGGATGAAGCATCCGCATTCATCACTTCATCACGAGTTCCCATACGATCATACGCAGTCACAACCTGAACAGCAGGGATCGCACTACCAATGGCGGTGACAATACTAATCCTTGAAACTACACCATCACACTTCACCTGATCATACAAGCCCGTGTATGCGCGGTACAACGGAGAGGAAACAGCAGCACAGACACCCACAGGGTCTTGTGCTTGACCAGCGGTGGCGGTTTGATACCACGGGGAACTCGTAACAATCGAAGAGTCATACGAACCACTCGCTACTGGAACAGAAATCACCTTCTGGACGGGGACACGGACGCGGATTCGGCCACGATTGGTCGCAGTAGACGACGTACCAGAGCGGCGGCGGCGGTAGCGAGAGTACGCACCATAGCGACGATAACGCGACCAACGACGACCATAGCGGCGTCTATACTTATACACGTAGGTAGGCATTTGAGGCGTTCACTCACTCAAAAGACGCTAGGAGATAAAAATCAGAAGGAGAAACACACAGGAGAGGGTTTAAATGAGGGGATGGACAGTTGTGTTGTGGCATCTTCCATGCCATAATTGGGTGCATGCAGCGAAAAAAGTGCGGCAAAACCAGCATTTAAGGGGTGGTGTTCCTTTCTTTTCCTAAACCTAAACACTCTTTCTTTCCACGAATGAACCACACAATGACAGCAGCAGCACCAGCAAAGAGGTGGTGTTTCACCATCAACAACCCCACAGACGACGACATGTTCTGGGAAGACGCAGAGCATCAGGAGCAGTTCGACTTCCTCGCGGTGCAGTACGAGGTGGGCGAGCAGGGAACTCCACACTACCAGGGCTTCCTCATTCTCAAGCGGAAGAACAGGCTCACGTGGCTCAAGAGCAACATGAACAGCAGGGCACACTGGGAGAAGACACGGGGCACGGACTTGGAAGCAGCACAGTACTGCATGAAGGACGACACACATCCTCCAGGCTCCTACAGGTGGCGGTGGGGGACTCTCAAGGAGTGTCAGAAGAGGAGGAGCAGAGAAGAACTAGAAGAGACAGTCATCGAAGAGGTGGATGACTTGAAGAAGAAGTTCAGGCCAGCAGCAGAGATCGACTCACAGGTGCTTGCACGTCCTGGGTTCCTTGCAGCATACAACGCAATCACAGCAGACCTGCTGGGGCCTTACAGGCCTAACCTGAGGATCATCACCTTGGTTGGTCCACCAGGAACAGGCAAAAGCTTCGCAATCAACACGCTCTTCCCCAAAGCAGGCAGGGCAATCATCGGGAACGGAGGCACTTGGTTCGCGAATCCTTGCAGCAAGGTCATGGTGTTCGAGGAGTTTGCAGGGCAGATCCAGCTGCAGAAGATGCTCAAGTTCCTTGATCCCTATCCGATGGCACTGGAGGTCAAGGGAGGGATGAGGCCAGCAATGTACGAGACAGTCATCATCACGAGCAACACCAGGCCTGACGGCTGGTACAGGGACGAGGAGCAGGGTGGGAAGAGGACGGACGCACTCCTGGCACTCTGGGACAGGCTTGGCTTCAAGAACGGGAACAACACCATCTGCAGAACCTGCGGGACCTACCTGGAGCCTGCTCAGCCTGGAGCAATCACGAAGCCTTGGCTTGACAGCACTCGCACTTGGTTCATGCAACAGCTCATGGGTGCCTGCGGCATTGCAGCGCACGATGTGCTTTCCGACGAGGCCATCTCCGACAGCGACACTGATTGACGTCAGGGCCGGTAATACTGCACCGGCCCTTTGTCAATAAGTGTTCCAAGAAATGATATGATGAATTGGAACACTGACGTCATCCTGGAACACCTGCAGCACTCACCCACTCTCTGGTCACTATGTCTCGCTGGACTCATGTCTTGCGTCACTCACCATCACGTTCCTAATCTAATGCCGTGGGTCTCATGGCTGCTAATTTCTCTAATTTTATATCCCTTACCCTAATCCTAAACCTAAATCCTAAATTTCACTGAGTTTTCACTGAGATTTCACTGAGTTTTCACTGAGATTTCACTTAAATTTCACTGCCTATATCTAGCAGGTACGGGGATAGAAGAGTCAAAGAGAGAGGAGAGGGGTGTACCACGCGCTACACGAGCAGCGGGTTGCGCAGCTTGGGCGTCTTCATCATCTAGACCACCAGCATCATCCATATCACCTTCAGTGTCAAGACGACGAGTATCGCTACGCTGGGCCATCACAGGAGCAGCGGCAACGCGAGTAGACTGCACACTAGCACCAGATGCACTTCCACCAAACTTGGGATTGCGGAAAGTGAAGTAGTATGTCTGCTCAAGGAGGACTTGGATGCTCGTGGAGGCAGAGGGCGCAGCGGCAAGACGCAGACCAATCAATGTAAGAGGAGAGAAGTACGTAACCTTGTTAGCGTTCGAGTTAAAGTCTCTATCAACCTCAGTCCACGAGGAAGATGCGCCATAGAGCGAGCAATCATGGAACTGCGTACGCTCCTGGATATCAGTAGCCCAACAAGACCTAGAGGTCTTCGCAACACTGTTGTTAATCGCACTAACTACAGCAGCAGAAGAGTAATTGAAGAGATCAGCAGTGGTCAATGGGTTTTCACTGGATGAGTCTGGGTTATTGGTAACCTCACGATAGCTACCTAGACGATCATAAGCCATCACGACCTGAATGGCTGGCGTCGTGGACGAACCAATCGCCGTAAGAATGCTAAGCCGCGTCACTACTCCATCACACTTTACCTGATCATACAGGTTGGCATACGCTCTATACAATCCAGTGGAAACAGCACCACACATGCCTTCGGGATCAGCACCAGCTTCAAGAGGGAACTTAGCTTGGAACCACGGGCTACTCGTAATGATTGAAGAATCTTGCGCACCAGAGGCGACGGGGACGGCGATCACCTGCTGGATGGGGACGCGGACGCGGATGCGGCCTCTACTCGACGCAGTAGACGACGTACCAGAGCGGCGGCGACGGTAGCGAGAGTACGCGCCATAGCGACGATAACGCGAGTAACGACGACCATAGCGGCGTCTATACTTGTACACGTAGGTAGGCATTTGTTCCAAAAGTGTGAAGGAGAAGAAAAATCAGAAGGAGAAACACACAGGAGAGGGTTTAAATGAGGGGATGGACAGTTGTGTTGTGGCATCTTCCATGCCATAATTGGGTGCATGCAGCGAAAAAAGTGCGGCAAAACCAGCAT